GGAGGTCGAAGACCTCTTATTTTAGATGGCCGCATAGAAGTTGACAAGATTTCAAATATAAACTTTAAAGAGCTTGATTTTACCAATGCAATCACTGAAAATGAAAAGATTATACTTAAAGCTATTGGGGTGCCTCCCATCTTATTGGATTCAGGAAACAATGCTAATATTCGTCCCAATATGCGTTTATACTATTTGGAAACTGTTCTTCCGATAGTTCGCAAAATGAACTTTGCGTTTAGCAGATACTTTGGATTTGTTATTCGAGAAGATGTAACTGGGATTCCTGCACTTCAACCAGAACTAAGAGATCAGTCACAATACTATCAATCTCTCGTAAATGCAGGAATACTTAGCCCAAATGAAGCTAGATCACAGCTTGGCTATGAGCCCCTTGAAGGTCAAGACGAATTAAGAATACCAGCAAATATAGCGGGTAGCGCCGCAGACCCTTCACAAGGGGGTCGTCCAGAAGAGTCTGAGGAGGACTAATGGCAGCAACACGAGGACAAAAAAGAAGATTAGCAAAAGACTTAGGAATGTTTTTTGCAGAAATAGGAACAGTACCCACACAGAAAGAATATGGAGTACATCCTCAAAGACCAAGAATGACTAGTCTAAAAGAGATTAATAGAATCGCAGGATCTTGGCACAGAGCTTTAATGCTTATAGAAAACGAACAACCAGAACTTTGGGAACTTGCAAATAAAAAGCCTGATTTAGGAATAAATGAGTTTGTAATTGAAAAACCAAAACCGCCAAAAATAGATATACCTATGGCGAAGACTGTAACTACAGCAAAGAAAGGTAAGGTTGATGAATAAAATATTTAACTTAACTTCTACCTTTAAGTCTCATGAAGTTGAAGACGGCTCTGTTATTATTCGTGGTATGGCAAGTACCGCAGATACGGATAGAGCAGGCGATATAATCGCTTCAGAAGCCTGGAATAAGGGCGGTCTCTCTAACTTTGAAAAGAATCCTATTATTCTTTTCAATCATGATTACGATCGTCCAATCGGTCGTGCAACGGGACTTAAGGTAACAGACAATGGGCTAGAGCTAGAAGCTAAGATTAGCAAGTCGGCTCCCGCCAACGTATGTGAATTAGTTAAAGAAGGTATCCTTGGAGCTTTTTCCGTCGGTTTTCGAGTCAAGGATGCGGATTATCTAAAGGAAAGCGACGGATTAATGATTAAGGATGCTGAATTGTTTGAGGTCTCGGTAGTTTCTGTGCCCTGTAATCAAGCAGCTACTTTTTCTTTGGCTAAGTCCTTTGACTCTCAAGAAGAGTACGAGGAGTTTAAGAAAACTTTCATAAATAGTGTCGATCTAGCCGGTCAGTCTCTGGCTAAGGAAGATGTTAATGCATCTAGTGTAGCTAGTGACGCACCGGAAGAAGTGGATACTCAATCCACGCAAAAGGAGACAGATATGTCTGATGAGAAAATAGACTTGGAAGCTTTTGCGAAAAAAGTAGCAGAGGAAACTGCCGCTACTATCGCTATGAAGCAAGCCGAGCAAAAAGCTGCAGCCGAGGCTGAAGCAGAGAAGGTAGCAGAAGAGGCAGCGCAAAAAGAAGCTGCTCAAGCTGAAACTAAGCAAGCAATTCGTGTCGGTGTTGAAACTGGTGCGGAGCGTCTTGTCGAAGACCTTCGTAAAGAAATGGAATCGAGCAATGCAGATACTGCAGAAGTTCTCGACCGATACAAGAAAGAGCTTCAAGAGAAAGCTGAGGAGCTTGAAGCGATGCGTCGTAGCAAGCGAGATTTTTCTGGCCGTAAGGCTGGTGATCTTAGAACTCATGCTAAAGAGCTTCTTAACGCTCATATTCTTGGTAAGATCACTCGTAAGGGTTGGGATACCTCTTATGGTCAAGAAATTCTTGAAAAAGCTGAAATCACTTATGATGCTACCACATCTGCTGGTATCGACATAAGCGTTTCTTCTGCTTTTGAAGAAGAAGTACGTCAAGAGCAGAAGATTGCTCCACTGTTCCGTGAAATTAACGTAACATCTGGTGCGACTGTACTGCCTTTGGCTCCTGAAACTGAGGCTGCTAACTGGAGCTCTGCTGGTGCAGAAACTGCAGCTAACAACTTGGAAGAATCAGGTGCTTCAGACAACAACTACAACGTAGGTCGTGTTGTTCTTCAGGCGCATAGACTGATTTCAAGCACATTCATCTCGAATGATACTGACGAGCAAATCGTTGTATCAATTCTTCCGATGATTACTTCCGCACTTGCACGTGCACACGCTGTTGCTATCGATAAGGCTATCCTTGTTGGTAACTCTGGCGGATTTGCTACTGGTCTTGTTGGTGCTTCCGGTACTGATGATACTAATGGTTTTGCAACTGCATCAGCTCAGACTGCACTTGATGCTTCTGGTGCTGGCGAAGTAACTCCTGCTAACCTTCTTGCAATGCGTAAGGAAATGGGTAAGTATGGCTTGAATCCTGCTGACGTAGCGTACATCGTACCTACAGATGCTTACTACGAGCTGATTGATGCTACAGGTTTTACCGATGTAAATGAAGTTGGTAACGATCTGGCAGCAAAGATCACTGGTGTAATGGGTTCAGTATTTGGTTCTCCAGTAATTGCTACTGATCAGCTGGCTTATAACCTAGCCTCTGCTGGTACTCCAACTACTACTGCAGCTCTGGCTGTAAATATGAGAAACTATGTGATTCCACGTCTGCGCGGTGTAACAATCGAAACAGACTACATCACTAAGGAACAGCGTAACGTAATCGTTGCTGCTCAGTCTCTGGGCTTTAACGAATTGTTCGCGAATTCTGGTTCAAACGTTCCTTCAGTACGTTGGGCATACGCTTAATAGCTAACTAGCTATGGATCTTAGGGGGAGGCTTCTCCCCCTAAGTTTTTACTAATTTACTTATGGCTAATTTAATTACAGTTCAGCAGTATAAAGATGCGGAAGGAATCCAAGGCACAAAGGATGATATTCGTATAGAAGAATTGGTTCCAGCCGTGAGTCAATTAGTAAAAACTTATTGTGGAAATAGTATAATAGATTATTATACTACAGAAAAAACAGAATATATAAATGTAAATTGGGAAACTCATATAATACAGCTTACTGAGAGTCCTGTAAATAGTATTACTTCTGTAGAAGAACGAGCTTCATATAATGAATCATATACTACTCTTACTACAGGAAACTACGAGTATTATTTAGATACTGCTACAGATTCTTTGTATAGAACAAATGGCAGTGCTTACTATAGAAACTGGCATCGAGGCCCAGGAGCTGTAAAAGTAGTATATACTGCAGGATACTCTGCTACTCCAGCAGATTTGAAATTAGCAGTTTATGATTTAGTTACTTACTACTTAAAAGACGAACATAAGCAAAGACAAACTCTTGCAGGTGCAACTTTGCAGAATCAAGGCAGCACAAGCATGAGAAATAATCCAGCATTTCCAGATCATATTAAACGTGTGTTGGATTTATATAAAACTTTTTAATGAGTAAAGCACTTGTAGATAAGCTAATTAAAGACATGCTTTCAAAAGTAGATGGAGAAACTTTTAGAAAGAAGGTTGATAAATTAGGTCAAGTTGTAACAGTCACAAAGGCAAATTTAGCTCAAGGAATAAAAGAAGGGTATTTAAACGCTGTAAAAGAAAATGCTATAGAGCTATCTGAAAAAGACTATTTAGATGCTGCAGGAGCAGGAATGGCATCACTAATAGCGCACTTAGCAAAGACTAGAACTCTAAGTAGACAAAAAACTAAGAGCAAAGGCGGTACTAAAGTAGTATTTACTCAACCGAGAGCAGTAAAAAGTCCTTTTAATGCCTTGAAAAAGGGTGCGATTAAAAAGCTATCCAGTATTTTAGAAGCAAAAGGTAGGGGACGATTAACCTCTGAAGAGCAAAGCCAAGTAATGAGTGGAGTAGAAAGACTCCATCAAGGCAAAACAACAGTAGGTACTGCTCAATTAGTAGGCTTAATGAAATTACTAGATGCTTCAAAAAGTATGAATATTCAAAAGTTTGTACAAAGTGAGCAAATAAAAAGTTTAACAGATTTATATGGAAAGGTAGAAGGAACTTACAAAGTAACTAAAAGCAAAAAAGGAACTTTAGGTATTCAACAAACAACAGAGGTAGCTATACTTGTGGATGCTACCTCTAACAACTATCCAGGTTCAGAAAACTTTGACTGGAAAAATATTAAAAAAGAATTAACAACAGCATTAAATAAATGGGCAAACAGTGTAGATTGGGAAAATCAACGAGGAAGTAAAAGTCCAAAAGAAGAATATTTAGATGCAGCGGAACATGCAGTTATTAGTAACTTTCAAAATAAGAAAAATGTAACGGTAAAGAAAAGAACTACAGCCGCAAAGTTAAAAAATTCTAAACAGAAAACCGCGATTGTAGGCACAAAAATAGCAGACAAAGCTACGAAAAAGATACGAACAAGTGCCAAACCTAAAAAAGCAAGTAGGTCAAGAGTCGGATTAGTTAGATTTTTAGGTGTATTAAATCAGCAACTTCCTAATGTAGTTGCAAAGAATATGGGAGATCCT